AGTCCCTGAGCTAGTGACAGTAACCGAGGGCGTTTCGGAGCCAGTAGCCGTGTCAGATGATGTACCTGAGCTACTCAACGTTCCACTCACACTAGGAGTCCCTGAGCCAGTTGGTGTTATAGAAGATGTTGCCGATGATGAATCTGTCACATACGATGAACCAGAAGGTGAATCTGTGTATATCGGAGAAGAAGTACTTATTGACTCGGCTGTAAGTACTGGCGATAGGGTTACAGAGGAAGATACGGTAGCAGGCACAGAAGCCTCAGGGCTAATACTTCCCCCTCCACTAGCTGATGCAAACTCAGATCGCGAAGAAGAAGGGCTCGCCGAACCCTCCTCTGACACAGTAGCCCAGACAGAGCGTGTAGCCGTAGAAAACGCATCTGATTGACTTGCTCTTACACTGCCAGAAGGAGAACCGCTCGCAGATTCCACTCCACTATATGATACCACAGATGTCCGAGATGCTTCTATACTAGCTGATCCTAGTTCGCTTACAGTTGCAATAGGCCCGCTAGCGCTTACTAAAGGACTCCCAGAATCCACTGATGAAACGCTCGCGCTTACTAAAGGACTCCCAGAATCCGCCGAAGAAACGCTCGCGCTTGCTAAAGGACTCCCAGAATCCGCCGAAGAACCGCTCGCGCTTACTAAAGGACTCCCAGAATCCACTGATGAAACGCTCGCGCTTGCTAAAGGACTCCCAGAATCCGCCGAAGAACCGCTCGCCTCTGCCGAGGAAGAGCGAGAAGGACCTACGGACCGCGAAGCTGTCATAGCCCCAGAAGCCGTCCTAGAACTCGTATGCGATCGGCTAGGGCTAGAAGATATACTTCCTAACACAGAACTCGTCATAGACACACTTCCTGACCCGCAAGCAGAAGCAGATCTACTCGCCAGAACACTCTTTGTCACCGATACACTTACCAAGGAGCTCCTTGTACTAACAATACTCGCTGTAGCACCCACAGTCTCCGAGGAAGCCTCGGAGGCCGAAACGCTGCCACTAGCGGAAGAAGACAGACTAGGAAGCCCAGATTCAGATGCCAAAGGAGATGGGCTTTCACTCATAGATGCGGAAGAACTTCCCAACCCAGACGCAGTCCCAGAATCACTAAACGTCATACTCGCCCCAGCACTTGGGCTCCCAGGCGTAGTCCTAGAAGCCACATAACTCGCACTATATGTGCCCGATACAGTCTCTGTAACACCCGTGGGAAACGTCGTTATACTTGGCGTAGAAGTACTTTCTTGTGACACCGTAGCTTCTAGACTTCCACTAATGGTTCCAGATCTTGACCTCACAGGAGACACACTCACCACACCACTCTTTGACACAAGTCCAGTTCTACTTACCGTGCGCGAAGCCTGAATAGTCCTAGAAGGAATCGCCGTAAAAGTCACAGTGGCTGAAGCAGAATGCGAGCGACTCGCCCTGGAAGACCCACTATAACTCACAGACGCCGAACTCGTCCTCGTATTACTCGTAGACCCTGTCTGGGTCCTAGAGCTAAACCCACTCCTAGATGCCAAAGGACTATACGACGAAGAAGGTGTACAAGTACTATCACCCGTAGCCGATGCCGTAACACTCCCTTTTACAGATCCCCCAGGGCTAACGCTCTCCGTTACTGCTGTAGTGGCCGATACACTGACCAATCCACTTGCCGAAACACTTCTACTGATGCGCCCTGTCAAGGATGGTCGCACAGAGGCAGAAACAGAGGAAGAAGCACTTCTCGTCTTCGTATTTGTATAGGAACCCGAGGCAGTTTTAGTGATAGGCCCTGACCTAGTAGGAGCCATAGAACGAGTCCCTGTTACAGAAGCCGTGGAAGTCCTAGAAGATGATATGGACCTAGTTATCGTGGCAGAAGCCGATCTAGACCTTGTACCCTGTGAAGAGCCAGAAGATGTCCTAGAAGCCCTCGTGCTACCAGTCCCTGTTACACAAGCTGTAGACGTCCTAGAGCTAGTGATACTCCGTGAAGAACTCGGAGAAGATGTACTGGTTCTAGATGCCGATATACTCTGCGTGCCTGTCTTTGTAACTAGCGCGGACCCAGAGGCTCTCCCACTCTTTGTAAACGAAGGAGACGCAGAAGATGTTTTGGAAGAAGCCATGGTCCTGGTCTGCGTAACACTGGCAGTGCCGGTCTTGGAAGAAGAAGCCGATCTGGATCCAGTAGAACTTGTCGACGGACTCTTAGAAGATGTTATAGAGGTAGTGCCTGTGCGCGTAGGTGCCGTAGTCCGTGTAGTAGTTGTTGACCCCGTGATAGTTTTTGTCATTATCGCTGAAGTACTTTGAACAGCCGATGCGCTAGCCGTCTTAGATGCAGCGGCAGACCTGGTGGTCAATGCGCTGTGCCGAGCAGTAAGCGTATTTTTCGCCGTCGGTGTAAAGAGATCGGTTGGCCGAATAGATCTTGTCCCTGTGGTGGTGCGCGTAGATGTTTTCGACATCGTAGAGCTCGTGGTAGGCAGTACCACGTCCCAGGCTAAGATACGCGCATCTTCACGAGGCTCTCCCAAAGATACAATGGATGCTAGAAAAAATAACAAGAGTTGTAGCTTACGCATCTTGCTATTCTGTACATATGATAATCATTTAGACACTGGCTCTTCTCTACGAATAAACTCACCAGGTTCCCCAGTGGAATCGCAATCAAACACGTGGCCCGCTGCGCTCACCCATACGGCTCGCCCATCCCTCTCCTCTTTCCTTATAGAGCACGTATCTGCGTGAAAGGTCTCTGGTGCCTTCTCGCTTTCATCATAGACCTTCCGAACTCTGGGGAAGGATTGAAGAATAGTACCTTTGCCAGAAGCAGAAGCAGGAGCAGAAGCTTCCACCTTCTTTTTCCTCCCCATCTCCTCTGACATAGACGCTGGCCTTTGAACCACCCAGGCCTTAGAAACACACGCCTCCTCGGCCCGCATCTGCGCCTCCTTCGCAGCCACCAGCCATTCCGAATCCGGCTCACACCCTTCTTCCTCGGCCAATTTCCAGTAACCCTTGCTCCCATAGACCAAGGAATCTTTCGGAGGCTCTTCGGCTAGTAAACCGTGTATCATCCGCGACTGTGTAAAAGGACATCCCTTTGACACCCTGTATATACACGCCTCGCACAGATTCTCATTCTTGCGAGCCTTCCCCTCGCACAGCCTCGCAAAGCATACCCAGGAGGCTCCTAGACGAATGCGCGTATTTTCCCAGTCCACTAGTCTTGCCTGGCACGCCATGTAGACCTTCCATAAGCTATCCCCCGTGTTATCAATTTTTTAGAGTCCGCGCACTAGGATCCGTCGCACCGGGCGACCAACGAGGCATCCAATAAGGCCACAGGTCGCCGGTGTGCTTGTAGAACCTATCATATATGGACCGATAGTACAGAGCTTCCTTCGTATGACACAGAGGCCAGCGCATCTTTGTATCATCCAGAACAATCCCGCGCTCCTCAATCTTCCTCTGAATGATCTGGTACCACGACTCGCCCTCGGCCTGGCTACTCACACCATCACTGAACGCCTCCTTCGTCCTATAAAGTACGTGTGTAGGGAGTAAATCATCCTTTAAGAAAGCATCACGCAGAATAATCTTCTCCATCCTCCTTGGTTCGCCCGTAGCTTTATTCTCAGCCACAGGCCTGCGCAAGGAAGTCTTATATGCGAGGGCAGCCGCCACGAACTGCTTGTCCAAGAAAGGTGTGCGCGCCTCCAGGCCATGCGAGCTAATAGACCTATCTGAGCGAAGCACGTCATACCTGTGAATTTCCTTTAACAGTCTCCGCACCTCCTCCTCAAACGCCGCGTCATTCGGCGCATTGTAGAAATATTTATACGAGCCGAAAATCTCATCGGCGCCATCGCCGTTGAATACGACCTTACAATCGGTCCTGTGCCGAATCTCGCGGGCAATCATCCAGTTCCCCACAGAGGCGCGCACGGTCGTAATATCATACGACTCAATGTCATGAATGACCTCGGGAATACAATCAAACATCTCGTCGGCCGTGACGACAATCTCCGTATGGTCGGAGCCGATGAAGCGCGCTACCCAGGCAGCGTAAAACAAGTCCGTCCCGCCCTTCATGCCGATACTGAAGGTCTTCAAGGGCGGTTTGCCCATCTCCTTGAGACGCCTCTGGACCAGCGCGGCAACCAAGCTGGAATCCACTCCCCCGCTCAAGAGTGCCGCCACCGGCCTCTCCGTCATGAGGCGCTTATCTACGGCGGAAATGAGGGCGTCCCGCAGATACGCTAGAGGCATATCGGCCGTCTGCTTGATCCAGGGAACTTCGTGATACACGCGCTTGATAAGGTCCCCCGTGTCCTCATAAATCTGCCATACTTCTCCAGGAGGAAACTCCACGACCTTCTCGCCCTCCAAGACAAACGGCTCCAATGCCTTCCTCTCACTGGCAAATGTCCAGGAGCCAGAAGGGCTCTCAATATAAAAGAGGGGCCGAACACCATAGGGATCCCTCGCTACCACATACGAACCCGAATCGTACAGCACAAACGCGAAGACACCGTCCAGTGCCCGCGCCACCCGCACCGCGTCCTTGTCCATAAACTCGTACAGGTCACCGAGGACTTCACAGTCAGAGCCAGAGGCACTCTTCTTCCCAACCAACTCCTCTAACTCCTTTGCGTTATAGATCTCACCATTACACATCCATGCGAGCCCCGAGTCGCGCTCAAACGGTTGCATTCCCCCCGTATTCAATCCATTGATTGCGAGACGTGTGAAACACCAGGTGGCAGAGTCAAGATCCAGCCACTTGTGTCCCTCAGGACCCCTAGCGCCCAGAGTATTCACTCCGTTCGCCCAAAGTGCCTTGTGGTCAACCTTGGCGCCCTCTGTGAGAATCTTTGCCCATATGCCACACATCTCTACGGTTTTTCTCGCTAGCGCCTTAACCCATATAAAATTTGACGGCCGATATTCTCGCATATATAAGTCCCTACCACAAATGGAAGAGAATATTCATAGCTTTCATGGAAACCTTCTCGCATTTTGGCGTCCGAGGAAACGGACCTACTACTTTCTTTCCTGGAAGCCAGACGCAAATCGCTGGGAACACTACGACGAGGAACACACTCCTTTTACACTTCACTCGTCAACATCGCACGAACGCGGTTCAGTTAATATTCGTATAAAGTCGGCGGGCCCTCGCCATTATCAAACTCGTATTCACTGCGATGGCAGATTTCTGCTAAATGGTCCTCTTGTGATACCTATTGCGAAGACGGCATTCCCTGCGCAGGCAGCGCGCATTAAGCGCGAATATACTATGGTAAACCCCACGACACCATATGAAAGGCCACAACTGCTATGGGAATTGGCTCCCGCAGTACCCGTTCCTCGGCCTCCCGTGCGACCAAAACTAGCCCCTATCCCTCGTCGTATTGCCTGGCTAGTCGCAGAAGATGCTTGTAAAAAGGGTGAAACATGCCCAATATCCACAGAATATATTAGTCCTATAACAGCATCCGTAACAAGCTGTTTCCATGTATTTGACTCACAAAGTATTGATAAATGGCTTGAGCAACATACTACGTGCCCTACATGTCGCCAAACCTGCGTGATAGAGAAGGCTTTTGAGAATCTAGCAGAACCTCTTGTAGAAGTACCCTAAAGAAATCCCCCCCTTTTACACAGATGAGTTTCAGTCGAAAAGACTTGATTCTTTTACACAAATATAAGGACGATAGTTATCGCAAGGCTCTTGTAGAATATGTTGTTAGCCTCGTGAAATATGAGGTATTCCGTTCAGCTATGCGAGGTGAAACAGTCGTTCGTGTGTGTTGTACATGGGCAAATACGAAAGAAGAAGTGGAATCCCTCGCAAAAGAAGAATCCACAGTCAAAGAGCAAATACAATCCACGTTCAAGGATTCCGTCGTAGACATACAAATAGGTATTATAAGTCTTATTTTCTATAGTTTCTGGGAGATCGTTATAAATGTAAACTGGGGCTAAAACGCTGGTGTGTACTTCTTATAAAAATGCGTGCAATTGGTAAGGGGCTTGCGACGATGTTACTTCTTTACAGTGTACATTACTCTATCGCAAAAATGTATAATTATTTCTGTGTACCCGACAACATTTATGGTTTTTTTCAAGGAATGGTTACAACAGGTAGTCCCATGTGTATGGGAGCCATGGAAGTTTTAAAAACTACACAAACTTCTTATAGCACATTGATTATGATGGGAACAACACGACTTTTTGTAGATATGGTCACTCCGGAAAAAATTTTTAGAGATAAGGAAACTTCTATGGATGCCCCAATTCCTTCTTAGACATCGCAGGTGTATGTAAACCACCGCATAAATATATCCATCTCTTGTTGTGTGAGGGAACACCCTTCTAGAGATTCGTTTTTTATTGGAACGCGAATGGCTTCTAGGACCTTCTTGCCATTTGTGATTTTATATATGATTTTTTGTGGACTTGCGGAATATTCAATGCGGGGGAAATATATACCAAATACGATATACTCTTCTTCTGACACTTTGCGATGGAAGGTAATATAGCCCTTTTGACCATGAAGATCCCTTTCTTTACCGGTGGTTAACAATTTAGACCAGCGGTCATCGGGGCATATTTCGCGTAGTTGAGAGGCTTCTAAATGAAACTCGGCAAGGGATGTATTTAGATCCTCTATGTTCATGTTAGGGTAGACGAGTATACATGCGCGCAACCTCATCAATTTTATGGACTTACTATAATAAAGATGGCCAGCTCCTACGCAACGGTGGAAGGGGCCTTGTACGAACTCGTATCCCGTGGAAAGAAGGACACCTTCTTCTTTGAAGAATCCAAGGACAGCCTCTACATCTTTGACAATACGTATGAGGCGCAAGCCCCGCAGATGTCCGAGATACGCCGCATTCCTTCCCAAACATCCTGCGATTTCGGCCGAAACCTACAATTTGACTTTGACTTGGTCGGCGATATCATGCGCGACCCCACCCTCATCATCAAACTCCCTTCCTGGCTTCCCTCTAACATAGAATCTACAAATCCGCGTACAGAGGTGGCAGACTTGTCCGGTGTAACATATGGATATACGAACGGCATCGCCTATTTCCTCTTTGAACAAATCCAGTTTTACCAGGACAATATTCTTCTCCAGGAATTTTCCGGCGACGCCCTCTGGGCTACTACACGATCGGCCGACACACTGGGACATTCCTTGTTATCCAATACCTTGACTGGCGTCCACAATGGCACGGCTCTTGATATTGCGAGAAATGCCACACCCGGCCAACTTCGCCTAGCACTTCCCATTATAGGATGTCAACAGCCCTCTGATCTCGGATTCCCTCAACGCGCAGCCCTCAAACACACCTATCGCCTCAAGTGTAAGGTCCGCAAGCTAGAAGACCTTGTGGAATCATCTGACGGCAGATATAAGCCAACACCTTGGGGAGCGAATATATTTGAGCAAACAGTCCAGGATGGTACACAAACAGAATTCCACACTCTCTTTCGCACCCAGATACTACCTCTAGATGTCCAGCTAGAGACGCGCCAAGTATATATACCCCGCGAGTACCAAGATGCTATTCAAGCGACTCCTCAGAAAATCCCTTTCTTGCGCATGAGAGAAAACATCTTTACCCAGAATCGCGTTGATTATGTAAATACCGCAGCAGGCGGGGTAAGTATCATCAAGCGACTGCTGGACGGCCGTCATCCGGCAGAAAAGATAACCTGGTTCTTCCGCGCGAGACAAGATATCAATGCGAATCGCTTGTGGAAGCTCAATACAGGTACACAAACCGCACAGAGTTACTATAGCTCTGCGAATTTTCAGATTGCGGGGCGTGACCGCGAATTGCCGAGGAGCCCCTTGGTATGGCGAGATGTGACGAATTATGCCAAAGAATCCACGGATACAGGCTATGAAATCGGCACAATGAACTGGGGACTCGGTGCCATAGCCCCTCAGCGTTTTCCTGAAGCCCGTGTAACAGGAGCAGTGAATTTTACCACAGCCGATAGACCTACCTTGTATTTCAGTCTGAACCCTGTTCCTCCTGATCCGCTCGTGGGCTCGGCCAACACAGAGTTGCGCGTCATCGTGGAAGGCTGGGCAGAATTCAATACGGATGGAAAAGGCCGCGCGGAATTATTCATGGCCTAAGTTACCTCCCAATAACCTAGCAGAATGGACAACGGGTTTCAAAGACCCGGCGGAGACATTACAACTCTCCTGGATCTCACTCCGAGGGACGTCCAGGATAATGAATTTACACCCCTATCTTCCGAAAAAACCTGGTGGGTAGCCGACAATCTGCGTAGGGCCCATCCCTTCAGCCTGAGTGTCCAGCAATTCCCTGTGAGAGGTCCCACCGGCTTCGGCCAGCGATTCACCTTTGACTTAAATTCCCTATCGGCCGGCGATCTTCTCCTCGGCACCTTTCTTCATCTAGAGCTCGGACACTGGCTCAGTGACACCACCTTAGTCCAACTAGAATCAGGAGCACGGACTTACATATCTACCGAAGACCCCTGGTACTACGCAAACAGCCTCGGCACCGTCATTCTCCAGCGCGCCGAGCTAGAAATCGGCGATCAGACCATTGAAATCGTGGACGGCGATTTCCTCAATACGGCGAGTCTCCTCTTCGCAGATATCAATACCCAATACGGCCCCGGCATAGAAGCCCTCGGCAGATACCCACTATCCTCTTTAACAAAGACCCCGAGTTATCGCCCCTTCCCCACAACCCGCAGATCTATCCTAGTCCCCCTGCCCTTTTTCTTTCAGCGCACAAAGCTCCAAGAAGCCCTTCCCTTGCTCGCGTGCAAAGAAGGCTCCGTACGCATCCACGTGACTCTTCGCCCTTTCGCCGAGTGTGTACGTATTCTAAAAGGTCGTAGAAGTTGTCTAACAGATGTTCCGCTGAGCAAAATCCTACACATAAATAATACATCTACAGGAGCGATAAGCCTCACACAAACATCCTCTATTACTCCCGCATTCAAGAAAATCCAGCTGATTACCTACGGCGCTGTCACAGACGGCACTATACGCCAGAATATTATGAGAAGCCCGTTTGAAAACCTCGTGCGCAATGTACAGACGTTTGATTTCGCCGAGCCTCTCAAATATGCCACGATGTCATCGGAAGATACGATACAAGTCCAACTGCCTCTAGAAGCCAATCATCCTATGGAAGAGATACTGTGGTTCGTGCGACGCAAGGAAGTGGCCAATAATAATGAATGGACGAATTATTCTTCTGTGCTATCTGCCGAATACGACCCTATTTATAATCCTCGCGGTCCTCTGTTAAAGAGTGCCTCTATACAATTGAATGGAGTAGAGTTGGTAAAGCAAGAAGAGCAGTGGTTCCGTCAACATATCGCCTACAGACACAAATCGGGCGCGTCGGCCTATAATAGTTTCATATATGGCTATTCTTTTTCGGAGACGCCAGGGAAACATCAACCGCGCGGGACGGCCAATGCGTCGCGCCTACAGACGGTGCGCTTGACCCTGGATATCAAACCGCCTGGGGGAGCCTACGATAAGATGTGGGAAGTGAAGGTGTTCGTGATTACCTTACAATGGCTCCGTTTCCAGAACGGTCTGGGGAACAAGATGTTCAGCGATTAATAGTATAGTTACCTTCATGTGCCGTTGGTTTTCTATATTTATACAATAGAAATGTCAGATTCATTGATAGACTTACTCCGAAAGGAGGCGATACCTCCCGAAAGATTTATACGGAATAAATTGTATAGAAGTTTACGAGATAGTGGAACATCTCTAGTCCCTGTAAAATACCTCTATGATCAACCTGGATATGGATATGGTAATACCAAATATTATGTATTTGAGAATTTAATTACGAATGGTCGTGAATATTACAAATTAGAACAGCCCCCTGCACTATTAACACTAGAGGGTGCGAATGGACCCAAATTTATTTTGCCATATGAAGAGACATTGCGAGAAATAGCTCTACGAAAGTTACCTCAATCTAATATTTATTCAACATATGGAACTGGATTCTACTCAGATATATATGAAGATGCATACACTCAGGGGATTATGGAAGACATGAAAGACAGAGTAAGGAAAGAAAAAGAAGGGAAATGGGGCGGGAGGCGTAAATCAAAAAGAAGAGTGCGTTCAAAGAAATATAGAACTCGTAGAAGATAAAGAGTTCTAAACTCGGGTCCGCTTATAACAAGATGTGGGAAGTGAAGGTGTTCGTGATTACCTTACAATGGCTCCGTTTCCAGAACGGTCTGGGGAACAAGATGTTCAGCGATTAGGCTCCCCCGCTTATAGTTTTTATACACCACGCATAAAGATGGCTTCGGCTGGGTTGTTGAAGCTTTTGCATTCGGGCATCCAGGACGATCGCCTCATCGCGGCCAAAGGTTCCTTGAAGCTTGACGATTTCCAGCGCGTCTATGTAAAAGCGGGTCGTTTCACAACAGAGTGGTACACAGTGGAATTTGATAACACCCCGGCATTCGGTACAACGGCGCGTTGTACAATCCCTAGGAGGGGTCACCTCATTACACGCGCCTTTCTCATGGTCACACTCCCAGACATCAGCACACGACAACTCGCTGCGAAGCAGGAGGCGGAAGCGAATGATAACGCTTTCGCGGGTCCGACATTCGGCTGGACAAACTCCGTCGGCCACGCACTGGTTACAAGTGCGCAAGTGACTATCGGAGGGAATGCGATAGATACAATTGACGGGAGACTCATGGAAGTCCTAGACGAGTTCCACACGCCTCTTGAGAAGGTCACCACTCTGAATCGCATGATTGGACGCTCGGACAAAGGCTTCCAAGCCGGCTGGGATATGCGCACGCCTCTTATCCGAGAGCTGGCGATTCCCCTGCCTTTCTGGTTCCATCGTGGAGATCCTTCCGAGGCTCTTCCCATTGACGCAATCAGCTACGATAATGTACAGATATCTGTGAAGTTCAATAATCTACAGAATCTTATCACGAGCTCAGAGCAGTGCCAAAACCAGAATGGCATTTATTCATATCCCGTCATCACAGGAAGTCCATTCTTCGTCTATGACTCCGCCGGCAGACCTATCTGTACAACGACCGGCCCAAATGACATACCAACCCCTGTTACACCTACTACTACAACTATGCAGACTACCGTGAAGGGCGCGAATTGTGGAGGAGATTATGTACTCTTGACCCAAACAACCGAAACGCCTGGAGGCGGAGCAGGCGGCGGCACAAGCGGTGGCGCAGGTGGCAACACAACAACTGTCACATCCTTGGATATTCAATCCGCCAATATACTTCTGGAATATGTGTATCTGGACGGTCCCGAGGCGAATAGGATACGCCTAGGAGACCTGACATATCCCATTCTACAGCATTATGCGAAAGCCACTGAAACTGCTGGGAATACAAGCATAAGAATACCCTATCGTGTGCCAAATCCGACGAAAGACATGTATTTTTACGTACACAGGACAGATGCCGAGCTAGTGAATGCACCTTTCCTCGCTACCCGTGATATGACTTGCCCTCCAAAACACAATGGATATACAACGCAGACGACCTTTTCTGCGACGCGATTGTCCGTAAGCTCTGAAGTCTCATTGACTCTCGCTAACCACTGTTTATTTCAAATAGGCGACACCATCGCGGTAGAAAACACATCTTCTCCGCCAACCCAGTCCTTCAAAGGCTATGTACTTTCCTATAACACAAGCCAAAATACTATCAACGTACATGTAACAAACGTGTATGGCTCATCTACCACGTTTCCACTACAAACGTATTCTGTGCGTTATAATCCTGTACAACCCTGGTGGCCAGATGCCAGTGGCCTAGGTAAACATACATTTGAGCCCCTGATTCCTGCGTATTCTGACGCAGACTCAGAACCTATTCGCGAATTTTCCCTTACATATGAGGGCAAGATTGTGCGATATGCCACCGACGTGCCCTCCCTATTCCAGAGCATCCTACCAGCCATGGAGCAACGCAAGACGCCCTGGCACAATAAATATTATTACCACATACCCTTTGGCACCCAAGGCGAGGAGTTCGGAATCAGCAATCCCATGGGCCATGCGAATCTAGACAAGATCATGAATATAGACTTGTTCCTAGAATTCAAGCCGACCCGTGGTTCTCTCCGAGCAACAGGCACACAACCCTCTTACACAGTCTACACCTGGTTTGAAACCTATAACATTCTGCGCGTCTACGGAGGACGCGCAGGGCTCTTATTCGGGTATTAATGACTTTCTCTCAATATAAAAGTTAAGAAACCAGTTCTTAACTTTTATATTTTTGTAGATTATGTAGATCTAAAAAAACATCGCATCCACCCTGGTCATTACAAGACATCCATTTTCTTCCAAGGTACAGCGTATTGTTTTTGCCTCGGCATCACGTATCATATTCTTTGTGCGATTCGGTATGATTACGTCCGTTATTTCCTTCGCTATATTCACATCTTTACCCGCAGAGTTCACAAATGCCCAGTTCACCTCATTACTCACAGGCCGGTACTGTATAGTGCCCGTATTCAGCCCCTGAACCCACCACGCAAGAGAGAGATTCTTGAAAATCTCCTGATTGGCTTGATAGGGGACTGCCGAGCTGTCAGCCACTAGATTCGCGGCTTTAACTACCGTAACATCCAACCCTTTTACACTTTGAAAGGAAGCATTCGCAAGCGCGGAAGGAGATACAGAAGCTTCGTACTTGGCGTTCATATATTTTTTATTCCTATAAATTATTTCGCTATTGGACGCCGGAAAAAACTGAGGCGATTGAGAGATTCGTGGAAATCATCGGGCTTGGCCCGGGCGGCCTCCGCCTTTTCCAGACATTCTTTCACTTTATCCGCCCACATAGCTGCGGTAAAAGTATCTTCTTCCGGGGGAATTACGATGGTATTTTCTGTATATGTGTTTGTGTATTCTCTCAAAAAAGAAGGCCTTTCCTCATAGGCCACCTTCTGTTCAGCTTCTTTTTCTAAGTTCGTCGTATCTTCATCCACAAAACGTGGACGAGTATTATGTTTAAATCCACCCCTTTTATGTTTGTAAAAGGGGCTGTTGAATATATTTACATGTGGCTCTGAAACCGTATTCGTCCATTTACGCATCTCTTGATTTATAAGTTCTGGCTTTTGTGCTTTAAGGGAATTACCTAAACCTTCATGTACACTTTTTACAGAATCCTGCTCTTCCTCAGAAGAAGAATAAAGCTCCAACGCGGCGAAACGATTTTTTTGATTGATTATATACTCAATATCTGAAGCCTTTGCGCCCTTTGACTTCGGCATATACTGTATTAACATAAGTCTAGGCCTTAACCCTCTAAATTTGAATAATGCACCTATCCCTTTTACATAGGTCTCTCTAGCAGATATGGTAAATCTCCTCGTCGTGGAATCTCCCGCCAAATGTAAGAAAATCGCCTCCTTTCTAGGCCAAGACTGGATTGTTCTCGCCACCATGGGTCATATCCGCGCCCTGGAAGAGACTCTGGACGCCGTTGGCCTAGAGCGCGACTTTGAGCCACGATTCCGATTCCTGAAGGAAAAGGCCAAGGCGATGAAACCGATCATGGACGCTGCCGAAAAAGCTTCCGAGATATATCTGGCTGCCGACGACGACAGAGAGGGCGAGGCAATTGCCTACAGTGTGGCTTGTCTACTGAAACGCGACCCAGCCTCTCTCCCGCGCTCCGTCTTCCACGAAATCACGGAGACGGCCATTAAGGCGGCCGTACAGAACCCGAGGCGCATTGACATGAATGTGGTGTATGCGCAACAAGCGAGGTCAGTCCTGGATATGCTGGTAGGGTTCACGATTTCTCCTCTTCTCTGGAAGCACGTGGAGCGCTCCCTGAGCGCGGGAAGATGCCAGACACCCGCGCTCCGCCTTGTCAGTGACCGCGAGAAGGAAATCAGCAACCATTCCTCCATGACCACCTGGAAAGTGGCCGGCGAGTTCAGCTCATCAAATTTCCCTTTTACATCCTCCATGGAAGACGAGTTGGAAGACCAGGAATCAGCTCTAAACTACTTGGAAAACGTACACGGCGATAAACGGGCCACCGTAAGTACAATGGTTCAAAAGCCGTGGACCGCCAATCCCCCCAAACCTCTTATTACAAGTACATTACAACAGGAAGCAAGCTCCTTATACAAAATCAATCCAAAGTCGGCTATGAAAATCGCCCAGGAATTGTATGAATCAGGGCATATTACGTATATGCGCACGGATCACGCGATTCTGAGTGAAGAGGCGGTGAAAGAGGCTCAGAATCTAGTGTTAAAGGAGCATGGGGCCGAGTACGTGGCTCCTACAGCCAAGCAAGCTGTGCCGAAGAAGAAAGTCGCAGCTCCTGCCAAACAGACGCAAGAAGCCCACGAAGCCATTCGCCCCACTCACTTTGACCTGAAGGAGCTCCCACTGATGGAAGACTGGACAGCCAATCATCGAAAGGTATACACCCTCATCCATCGCCGTGCCTTACAATCTGTGATGAGCCAGGCGCGCGGTCAAACACGCACAGCACATATAACTCTGGAAGCCGACGAGGCAAAATTCCCTTGGTCTTCTTCCTGGCGCACAACAGAATTCGCGGGCTGGCAGATTCTCGGAAAACCTGCGCAACACGATGAAGATGCTAATGACGAGTCAGAGGATGCCGTTATTTGGAAAAAGGCTCTGGAGCTTACCGAGGGCACTCGTCTCACCTGGAAGACGTTAACCGCCAGCCCGAAGAGGTCCAAGGCGGCCTCCCGATTCACGGAAGCCACCTTGATTCGTGAGCTAGAGCAACGCGGTATCGGGCGTCCGTCCACCTTCGCCAGCCTGGTGGAAGTCCTCTTTGACAAACTCTACGTGGAGAAAAACGACATTGCCGGCACGAGCATTCAGAACACCACGCTCTCCGTGAAGCCAGGAGAGTGGCCACCGCTAGCCACCACGACACAAATGACTCTGGGTGCTGAAAAACAGAAACTCGTACCCACGGCCCTAGGAGACTCCGTGGTCCAGTTCTGTACGAAAGAATTTCCCCAGCTGTTCGCCTACGAATTTACCGCGAAGATGGAGGAGCGCTTAGACAATGTATCAAAAGGCAGAGAGCAGTGGAAGGCTCTGTGCCGTGATACGTGGGATTCCTATAAGGCCGATCATCAGCGCCTGAGCGCATCTTCCTCGGTCCCGTCTTCTTCCGAGAAGGTTAAGGACTTCGGCACAGGCTTCAAGGCCGTCATGTCAAAGAAAGGGCCACTACTCGTACAAGAATCATCGGAGGAAGGATCCAAACCCACCTTTTACTCCTTTCCACCCAATGAGACGGTTCAAGGCATTACCGAAGAAGTAGCCCGCGAGTGGATAAAAAAACAAAAAGAAGATGCTAACATGGGCTTTTATAATGGCAAGCCTATTGTGAAAAAGAAGGGGCCATATGGGATGTATTTACAGATGGGCGAGTTGATGATTCCGTATGTGGATACTGACACGCCCGAGGCAATCCAGGAGAAATTTCGGGCGAAAACAGAGTCTGCTGCCGCCAAATATGTCTTTGGGCCGTATACCTTTAGCCGTGGACAATACGGTCCGTATATGTACAAACATGATTTGAAGACGAAGGTGTTCATAAGTATCAAGGATACGATTGACCCAAAGACGCTTACGGCTGAGGAGGCTGACGCCCTATACAAGGCCGGCGTGGAGGCGAAGAAGGCTGGTGGCGGCTTCAGAGGCGGCTACAAAGGGGGAGGCTACAGAGGACGCGGAGGACGCGGGGGTCGTGGCGGTGCGCATTAAGAGTAGATGAGTATCCAGAATATCCAAGGATCCTGCGTAGACGGAATACTCAATCTATCTTGGGTTCTCCTGGAAGACTGTGACGCAATCAGTGTACAAATCGCGCGCGACACCCAATTCACATCTTCCCCCAGAATATTTATCGTCCCGAAGTGCTCTGGCTGTACCTTGGACACCGGCAAAGGCATCTGGTTTTTTCGCATAGGTCACATGGCCAAGGGAAAAATAGAATGGATGCCTATGCGCCCACCATTACTCATCCAGACCATGAAAGAACCGCAGACCCTCCATAAACCAAACTTTACCGTGATACATACCCAGCCCATTACGGACGGAATGCGCTTCCATACAAACTCAACAACCCCCTCTTACACAATCATAGAGTATTCGCAAGATACAAAATTCCACGCAGGATCTACCAAGTCCAAGTACGTAACCGATGCTTCTCGGGGCTATGTGGACTGTGAAGGTCTTGAGCCAGACTTAATATATAGTATTCGCTTATCCACTCCGGAGAAGTCGGAACTTCTTCCGAAAAGTGCTGTACACCTTTTATCGGAGTGGATTGTCTTCCATGGCAAACGAGCCTTGAAACCTAGCAAAGCACACGGAGCAGAAGATCGTTCTCAAATGAAGCGGGACGCGGTTTTATTACGAGAAGCGAATGAGAGTAATAAACCCATGCGTTTCATAAGTCATAGTGATTATACAAAGTATCTCGCAGCAAAGGCGAGAAATACCGGAGAGATTTCTTAGACGATAGGGATGGACGTATAGTTGAAGGGCGCACCATTTACAAGTCCATAGTGGGGCTTGCCAGAATATATAAATAGACTTCCGACGAAGATGGTCGGTTGCATGTTGTTGTGGTAGTTGCTTCCACCCGTATTGGTGGTTGTGAAATTGTGGACATGGCCAGGGTCTGTTATTACAATATTCGCATATCCTACTGCTGTAGTTTGGTTAACATTAACATTATCTGCGACATCTGTTGTTGTAGCGCTTACTGCAGGACTTACGGTATTGGGTTGATTTTGATAAGTGTGGCTGTGCCCTGAATCACTGGCTGTAATCCCCGTCAATGCATTACTCGTAGTCCCCGTGTGGCCGTGACTAGGCATTTGGTCAATCGTCAGTCTGTGCGCCTCCTCGCCCACTACTTGACCAAGCAGGCGATTCGTCGGGCCGGTAGGACCAGTGTATACTCCATCATTGGAACCAACAAAGCCAGGCACACAGCCTCTGGGGTCAGGAAGAAAGAAGTTGCTTCCAGAGCCGCCGAAAGAATAGCCAATCACATCAAACAGGAACTGGAATTGGTTAGTAGCTAGACTGCGTCCATCGCACTTCAACCAACCGAGGTGATCCAGATCCAGAGCAGAAGTCTTCGTATCTCCCACCATCGGACGAGCGCGTGCCGTCAGTTCAAAGAAGTCGCGGTTTCTAGAAGCCATTTGTTTCTACTACCGTAAAATATAAAAACTGCACAATTAGAATGTCTAGATCTCCGTCGCCTTCCAACAAATCAGTGGATTTATCTGGAAATCCCAAGCCTCCCAAGCCTAACAATGGTTGGACAAAGGAGCAAGAAGAGCTGATGGCCGGTTGGGCAGATATTGCCGCTTCCTATCGCTGGATGCACGACAAGGGCGAGAAGAAGATGGCGATATCCAATATGTGGATTACCGTACCTGTTATTGTCTTATCTACACTCACAGGTTCTGCGAATTTCATGTTAGAGAGTATTGTCGGAAACAATCAAGAGTCGCAGAAGTATGCGCAGATAGGTATTGGAAGCGTATCTATTTTTACAGGTATTCTCACAACTCTCGGAAACTTCTTCCGTTATGCGCAGTCATCCGAATCCAATCGCGTAGCTTCTATTGCGTGGGGCAAGTTCCAGCGCCAAGTGGCTGTAGAGCTGGCTCTACACCCGAAAGAGCGTATAGATTCCATGGATTTCTTGAAGATCTGCCGTTCCGATCTGGATCGTCTCATTGAGCAGTCGCCTCCTATACCTGATGATATTATTAAGATGTTTGAGACAGAGTTTGAACATATAAAGGATTTCAAGCGCCCTGATATTGCGCACGGGGTGGATCACACAAAGGTATTCAATTCCAAGGATGAGCGTCTCAAGCAAGTGGCCACAGATGCTGCGGTTTTCTTACAGCAGAAGCGCAAGGTATGGCATGAGGCGATGATGCCTGATGTAGACCGTCGTCTGGAGAAGGCCGTCTCAGATTTATCAGGAACTATCTTACAGGCGATGCACGAGCGTGTGGAGAATTTAGAGAAACAGGTAATACAGCAACAGGAATCACGCAAGGGTGTTCAACATCCCATGTCATTCACCAGAAGTACTCTTGTTGACAGAGGCAGAACGATGTCGAGGCGGTCTGTAGATGAGCCGAAGAAATCGGTGTCGTTCAATCCTCTCAAAGATCCGAATGCTCCTGCCACAACAACTACAGATGTTGTTGTAGCGGTGAACGAGGAGGAGAAAAAATAAGGCGATGTATAAATTATAAAGTATTGTAATAATAGAAAATGACTATTCTTACAATACTAGCCATTATAGGATTACTTTTTCTCTTTTGGGTACACCTAAATACCTCATTTTGGATTCGTGGAGGAAGATATAATACATTCCCCAAACCTGAAGCAGTAATAAGTCTTATCCAAACAATAATTCTAGCAGTATATTTTATACACTCTCAGGATTATATGAATAAAGCCTAAAATTCTTGTTAGATCACCATAAACCGCCTGCTGCTGCCGCTGCAACCATAAAAAATTGATTCGTGCCAGGCCCCGTATGGCCTGTCCCGCTTACAATGTTCTGGAACCCGAACGCCCCTCAGCAGACCCGTATCTTCAACTGGAACTCTATTCTCGCTGAGTGGAGCCAGTCGCTGGTTCCCTCCGTATATATTGAGACTGTACAGAAGAACCTGCGTGCCGCTACGGCGAACAATTCATTCCCTTTGACTCATTTCCTGACTTATTTGAATGAGGAGCAAGAGGGTATTGCGTGGCTCATCCACGAGATTTGCGCTACGCGCTGGATTTACGGGCGCGTTCGCACGGATTACCTGCGCGGTCTCGTGTATGTGCTGGATTCCGTGGATGTACACTTCCCTGCGTTCGTGGGTAGCCCTCGTGAG